CGAAAGCTACTACAGTCGCAGCACCAGTTCTGGGGTCCGCTCAGACATTTGGAAAGACCACAGAGATCAAGTCGGCAAAGGCCATTGAAGAACAAACCAATAAGTTGGTGGCCAACGATGAGAAAATTGTTGATGGGCTCGACGATGTACAGGACGAAATTCGGAAGCTAAGAAAGTCCATAGGGAAAGGATTAGGATTTGGCTTTCCTCGGCGACCAAGACTTCCTGGGCGCAAAGATAGGCCAAGAACAAGTGGCTCAAATGGCAAGGATAAGCCAAAGGGAAACCCAAAAGGCAACCCTAAGAATCCAGGTGGTAAAAAGCCTCCAAAGAAAAACCCGATCACAAAATTATTAACATCTGGTAAAGGAAAAATTTTCGGTGTTATAGCTGCTGGTGTCGCCGCTATTGGTGGCGGAGCTATGTTCTCGAAGCGGTCTGGTGTTCCTTCTTCTGACATTCAATCTGTAAATAAGTCGGTCAAACAATCCGCACAGGTGGCAGAGAAAACCGCAGAAAAGACCTCTGTAAAGGCGGCGGAAAAAGGTGCGACAGTCACCGCGAGCAAAGCCGTAGAGCAGGGCGCAAAAGCTGTTACCACGAAGACAACTGAAGCTGTAGCTGAAATAGGTGCTGAGAAGGTAGCTGAAAAAGCCGGGAAAAAATCACTGACAAAAGGTGCGGCAGCAGCAGGCGCAAAATTGGCAGGAAAGACGGCTTTAAAAGCAATCCCCGGTATTGGAACCGCGCTTGGTGTAGGTTGGGACGCAGTAGATGGGTGGTCTGATGAAGAAGGCCAACGAAAGGCTTTTAAGTTGGCTGATGGTCAAGAAGTTACAACTGGACAAAAGGCCACGTACTCAACTGCAAGCATATTGGATTTGGGTGGTTTGGTTTCAGGTGGTGTCGGATTACTCGGTGACGGGCTTTCAGCAATCGGACTGGAGAGCATTGGCAATAAAATGCAGTTTGATACTGCGGATATAGCCTCCGGCCTGAATGGTGCGATTGATGCGGCAAAAACCGGCATTGGCGGTCTTGTTGATGGTGTGAAAACTGCATTCACTGCTGACGCAAAAGCAGGAACAGAATTAACCAAAGCTGTTCAGGATGGTACCGGTCGAACGGTCATGGCCATTAACAACCTGGGCGAAAAACTTCAGGGCGGCACCTTTGGTGAAGATGGTGTAGGGACCTATGGAACAAGCGTTTCGCACTTCAACTCGCCTACTGAAAACCATATTGGTACCGATCTTAACATCGGTGGATCCAACGCCAAAAACCGTTCATTCCGTAACAACAACTTTGGCAACCTGAATTTTATTGGACAGGAGGGAGCGACACTCGAAGCCAAAAACAGTAAGGGTGAGGCGCGTTTTGCTCGATTCAACACGCCAGAGGAAGGAATGCGGGCACTCGCGAATCAGGTTTCCCTGTATTCATCCGGGCGGAGTAAAGCCGCGGGCTATCAGAAGCTTGAAACTGTCTCGCAAATCATCGCGAAATGGGCACCACCAAAGGAAAATGACACTAACGCCTACATCAAAGCTGTTTCTGAAAAGTTAGGCGTCAAACCTACTGACAAAATCGACACAACTGACCAAAACGTGATGACCGCTCTTATTCGAGCCATTGCCACGCATGAGGGCGGAAACCCTCAAGTAACAGACGATTTTATCCGGTCGGCAATTGGGCATTACGACACAGCTGCCGGTAAGTGGGTCGGTGGTCAGTTCTCGGATGAATCGCTGTCTAAAGTGAATGAGGAGCGAGCTAAGCAGGGTAAAGCTGCTGTAGCAAAAGACTCCCTGTATAGCGCCGGTGATAAGGTCAAATTACACGGGGGAGCAAATCCCACGGTCGTCCAGAAGCCGGTATCTCTTGCATCTCCGGTTGCAGTAAACGTTAAAACTGAGGCAGATGTCAAAGCACAGGAACAAACAAAAACCACTGCGAGTGTAGCGGCCGTTAAGTCCCCTGAGGAATTGCAAGCTCTTACAGAAAAAGGCAAGAAAGCAGATGCTGGACAACGCCAGAATATGCAGGGCAGATTTGGTCATAAGCGTGCAACGAAAGAACTTACGAAGCCTGAAACACTTGCAAAAGAGTCTGAGTCATCAATTGGCCTCGCCGAACTCCCTGAAGAGATACAGCAAAAAGTCAATGAAGCTAAAGACTATCTCGACAAAGCCGGTGTGAGTATCGGTTTCCGAAGACCCGATGCCGGACTAACCACACCGGGAGGGCAAGATGTTCCCGCAGGGCTCCAGTCTGCCATGGGCACACCATCTCAAATAGCCGGTCGCAAAGATGCGTCTGTCGGAACGGAAGATATTGATCTTATCGGTGCCCAAGCTGAAAGCTCGGTTGCGAACCCTTCGGCTTTAACTGGCAGGGAAGCGGGAGAAGATAAGGGGGTGTTTGGCTCGCTGGTTGATTCGTCCATGGCCGGGCTCAAGGCCGTAGGGGCCAACATACTACCCGCGCTTGGAGATCGAACCTCAAATCTCATTGGAGGCATACAAGGCACCAATGTGATGAACGATCTCGTAACCCGTGCCACCGGTAACAACACAAACATAGCGCGTGCAGTCAGTCCGCTAACTCAACGGGCTGGTGAGTATCTGAATGGTGGCATCCAGGCTGCTGCCGATGGTACGCGAAATGGTCTAAATGCAGTTAACGATTCGATATTCACACCTTCATCTGTGGTGCCCCGCCAGGAGCCCATTCACTCTATGCCAAGACAAATGCCAGTTGTAACGGATCTGGCTGCGAGCGGCGTTCGCCAGCCTATTACTGCTGATAAAGGGAACCTTGACCATGAGATTTTGAAGGCTCTGGAACAAATGGGGACCACATTGGGTGAGATGTTGGGCGTGAGTAAAACCGCTTCTAAAAATAATGAACCTGATCGTGTAACGGGCTCCGCGCAACCCGCGCCGCGCGAACGAGTTAGCACTTCAATAAATGATCCAGCGTTGGACGCTCTGCTAAGGGACTAAATCATGTTGAGAGAGATAGATCCGCTTCTTCGCGTAAATGAAAGCGGAGTGATTATCAAGGAAGGAGAGGAAAATGCCTGGATGGTGCGGCTTGAGGAGTGGTTGCGCACACCAGTTGGTTCTGTATGGGGCCTACCACACTGGGGAAACCCTATAGCTGAGTTTAAGCACGAACCAATAGGGGAAGAAAGCACTCATGTTGATGTCGCTATTGAAAACCGGTTAGCAACAAAACTTAGGAGCGACTTGCCTGGGTTAGGCTTACAAGCCATACGTTGCGAGGCATTAAGTCAGGATCAAGTCCTGGTGTCATTTTATACCAGGAATGGCAGTACAAATACCGTACTGCAAAAAAGTAAATAATTTTGGAGGGTTATTAGTGAGTATTAGCGATTTATTAGACCGTTTTAACGCTATCTTGAGTGAAAACAAATGGTGGGCACGGTTTGTAAATACTCAGTTTGTCCAGATGATGACTGTATTTGCGGCTCAGGTTATCTATACCGCCGAGACATTTGCGAGCCGTGCTTTAACTGAGGGCTTTCTATCTTCCGCGACAAACCGAACAAGCATTCTTGCGATGGCGGAAGATCGCGGTTATGTAGGTCGCTTTGTCGAGCCTTCCTCCGGCACCATTTCAATAAAAAATAAAACCGAAAAGGATATTTCCCTCCCTCCGGGTGCCGAGGTTCTTGCGAGCGATCAAACAGCTATTACCATCGTTAGTGCGATAAAAATCCCCGCAGGTGAAACAGTCACGCAAATCCCTGTCATGCAGCGAGAGCTCGTCAGCATCTCTTATGACATTGATTCTGAGGTCGAATTTAAGACAGTTTATCTACCTCGTGAAATAACAGCTGAAGTATCAGGGTTGGATGTGTATGTAATTACAGGGGAAGGCAGCAATCAACAGAAAAATAAATGGACATATAACCCATTATTTCGGATGTCGCGTAGTGATAGTAAACATTACGTAATGGTCTACAAATCAACAGAACAATTAGGTATACGCTTCGGAGATGGCTCTATGGGGAAAATGCCCCCGGCTGGTTGTTCGGTTCGTATTGATGTTTGGGCAAGTAGCGGCGACTACACTCTTGCTGAGGGGCAAAAGTTAGAGGCCGCAGGGAACATTGCAACTTATAAGGATTCTCTTGAGTTAATAACTGACTCTGTTATCTCAGGCGGTTCCGGTACGGAATCGACGGAAATCACTCGCAACCGTGCAATGTATTACGTTGCCTATGACGAGCAGGTTGTATGGGGTGGGGATTATCGTCACTTTATCGAAGGGCGTATAGGTAATATCGCCTGGCTGAATGTTTGGGGGGAGGCGAAACAAGAAGAACTCACCGGTTTTGACGTGAGAAACATTAACCGGATTTTTTTCAGTGGCCACAAAGTTGGGATTACTCAGGCTCAACTAGAGGAGCACATTTTAGCTGAACTGGAAACAGTGCCTAACGAGTTATGTAAGCACTTTGAGTATGTAGCAATCAATGAAATGCCATTCACAATTAACTTTGTTGGTGTCCTCAAAAAGGACGAGATTATTGAAGATGCAGAAGCAGAGATTAAGGCCGTTCTTGAGGAAAAATTTGGGCGAGACTCGTCATACTTTAAGGGCAAGTTAGAAAACGAAAACGATAAGCAACAGGGCAGGGCTGCTGTTGAAATTAAGGAGATATGGAGCGCCATCGAATCACTTTCATTATTCGTCTCATACGACATAGAGGCAATCGGAAAGCAAGAGGCGGTTGCGTACAATGATTTTGTTTACATGGATGTTGAAGGATCCAGTATAAGTATCGATTACAAGAAGGCCGAATGATTATGGAAAAGAATTGGCTCAAAAATAGACTGACAGCTGCTAAAGCAGATTCACCCCTTTGGGCGGCATTTGCTGACGCCCTTCAGACAATATGGGGGGAGGTCATTGAAGAAACGCTAACGCGGATAAGCGAACGTAAATCCTTCTTCACTATGGATCCAGAAGATATGGAAACCCGTATTTCCGAATACGGGCGATTCTTCACGATCACGGAGAAGAGTCCAACGCGCAGGCCTATTTTACTGATGCAGCGCTTGGATGAAGTTCATTTTAAGGGGACAAAACAGCCGCTTGAGCAGACATTCTGGCGTGAGTTTGGGGAGATGCCTGTTTCATGGGAGCCTTTGTATGCGCCCGTTAACCAGGATAGGTTCCCATATGGCTCCATTTTCGTAACAAAAGAGGATATTGCATCTTCTGAGCCTTTATATGGTGATTTCTTTCTTACCTCCAGGGGCATGATCCTAATTAATCTTAATGAGCTTACCGCTCGTTATGGGCGCATGGATAAAGATGAGGCAGTAGAACGCCTTCTCAAAGATTTTGATAAAATCGTTGCACCGCTGCTCCCCCTGCATATCGTATTTGATGGCGTAACTCTTCGACTGGTAGTGGAATTTAAGCCAGAGTTTACGGAAGAGTTATTGCAATCTCGGATAGAAGTTGTCGACAATCATGTTAAGTCGTTTGGCACAGCTGATGAATCTGCAACATTTTCCTCATCTGCAAGTATCTCCGCAGAGATCACAGAGCTTAAAATTCCAAAAAAAGAGACGCAAATATCATGGGATACTATGCCTGTGGATGGATGGTTGATGGATTTTGACACACTGAATAAAGTAAATATAATTCCTTCAGTTGATTTTAATCATCTTTATCTCCTGCCTGGCGAAACAAAGAAAATACACGTCACACTTACTCCGG